TCCGATCTCGCAAACCTCCGCGAAACCGGCTGATCTTGAGTCCCCTGGGGGAGTTTATTGCCAAACCGGCAAAAAACCCCCTGCTGGCGCGCCGCAGCGGGCGCGGTTTCAGGCGCTGCATGTCAAGCTGATATCGCTGCTGCAGAATGAGCAGTGGATAACCCGCCCCGACCTTGGGCTGGAGCGCCAGCAAGAAGTGGTCGAGCGGCTGTGCGCGCTGGTGACGGTGATGCGGTCCGAAGGCGATTTCCACCTGATCGACGATCTGCTGGCACAGGCGGAGCATGCATCATGCCGGTGACAGCCCGCGCCGCCCTGTTTGCGGTCCTGCTGGCCGCGCCCGCGATTGCCCAGCCCTATGGCAGCAGCACCTGCAGCCCGCCGGACGAGATCGCGATCCGGGATGACGGGATCGGCAAGGCCATCGTGACCTACAGCAATTCGGTCAACCAGTGTTCGGTGCCGCTGATCCGGCGGCTGGTGTCGCCCCAGGGCATTGCCGTGGATGTGCGGATCGAACTGCTGGGTGACGCGCATGAGCGGCGCGAGCGGATCACGCTGATCCCGGCGGAGGCCGAGATGATGGCCTTTCCGCCCGAGGGCGACCTGCTGGACGGCGAAAGCCGGGAGTTCGTGATCATGGGGGGGGCTGGCATGAAACAAGGTTCAGGCAGGGCGGCCGGGAAACCGAACGCCGCACCCGGTCGCGCCAGGAAAGTGCCGGTATGGCGCGTGCAGCCATCGGATCGGCTGGAGGGGTGCTTTGACGTGATTGCTCCGGATGGGTCTGTCTATGGCACCTATCCGACCCTGCAGAAGGCGGCGTCAATCTGCGGCAGCCGACAGTCCGATGACCTGCGGAAAGCGCGGCTGGTAACCCGCCCCTGTATGTGCTGCCGCAGCGACTTTGACAGCGAGGGGCCGCATAACCGGATGTGCCATATCTGCCGCAGGCGGGGCAGCGACCCGCTGGAACCGCAGCGGCCCTATATCACGCGGTCCGCATGAACGCCGCCGGTCTGCATTCCCCCCGGCTGCAGCGGGTGCTGCGCCTGCTGGCGGATGGTCGCCCGCATACCACGCGGGACATCGTGCGGAAAGCGCGGGTGATGGCGGTGAATGCCTGTGTGGCCGAGCTGCGGTTCCACGGGGCCGACATCCTGTGCGCCCGCCAGCATGTCGATGGGAAACCACGCTTTTTTTACACGATGACGAAGGGGCCGGACGCGAAATGACCGTCAGGAAGCTGCCGACATTCACCGCGCTGCCGGTGGCAGAGATCACGGTGCCGGAGAACCGCCTGCGCCCGGTGAGTGAGGCCAAGGTGACTGCCCTGATGCGGGTGATCGAGGCGGGCGTGTTCCTGGGCGCGGTCACGGTGCGCCGGGTGGGCACGGTGAACACGCTGATCGACGGCGCGAACAGGCTGGAGGCGATGAAGCGACTGGGCCGCAGCACAATTGAGGTCGATGTGCTGGAGTGTACGGCCGCCGAGGCGCGGCAGATGGAGATTACCGGCAACCTGACCGCCGGGATGACGCCGATCCAGGATGCGATTTTCCTTGGCGTGTATCAGGACGAGTACGAAAAGCAGCACCCCGAAACGAAGCGCGGAGTGGCGGGGGCGCTGGCCAAGCATGGCGTGCAACGCGCAAATATTCCCTTTGCAGAGCTGATTGCGGAGAGCCGCCAGGTCACACAAAGTCAGGTGCGCAAGATCGTTGCCGCCGGTCGCGCCCTGACGGTGGCAGAGCGGGCGGCGTTGCAATCGGTGCCGCACCGGATCGCCATCAGCGAGATCGAAAAGCTGGGCAAGATCGGCGAGGAAGGGTTGCGCGCCCTTGCCGTGGGGTCACTGCTGGCGGGCAAGCGGGTGGCGGATGCGCTGCGCGCCGGAAAGGCCGGGGCGAAGGACGCTGAAACCGCCGATGACGCCAAGGTTGAAGCGGCCTTCAAGGCGCTTTCAACGGCCTGGAACCGCAGCCCGAAAGCGGCCCGCCGCCGCTTTGTGGAAGGCATCCGCGCCGAGATCGACGGCCTGCTGGACGGGAGCGACGGCGAATGACTGCCCGGCTGACCCCTGACCGCGAATGGTGGACTGCCGAAGAGGTGGCGGAAGCGGGTCTTCCCGATCTGCCGACCACCAAGCGGCGCGTCAACGCCCTTGCAGAGCGCGAAAACTGGCGCGGGCGGGCGGGGTTTGCGCGCCGCCGGGCGGGCAAGGGCGGCGGCTGGGAATACAGCTGGCGTCTGTTTCCCAGCCGGGCGCAGCGCAAGCTGCTGATGGCGGTTGCCGCCCCGGCAGGTCCGGCGCAGCGGCCCGAGGGGACAGGGCGGACCGAGCAGTGGGCATGGTTCGAGGCGCTGCCGAAAACCGTGCAGGACCGGGCGCGCGCCCGCCTGCTGGTGATCCAGCAGGTCGAGGCGCTGGACCCGGTGCTGGGCCGCTATCTGGCCGTGCATACCGTGGCCAGGGCCAGCGGCGATGGCGCGCGCACGATCTGGAACTGGTTCGGCATGATCGAAGGTGTGGCCCCGCATGACCGGCTGGCCTTCCTTGCCCCGCGCAACCGGGCGGCGGCACCCCGCCTGCGGTCGAAGGACTGTGATCCGGCGTTCTTTGACCTGATCAAGTCCGACTATCTGCGGCCCGAGGCCCCGCCCTTTGCCGATTGTTTCCGCCGGGCGCAGCGGGTTGCCGCCCAGCAGGGCTGGGCCGTGCTGCCCGAGCGGACGATGCGGCGGCGGCTGGATGCCGCTGTGTCCGAGGCAACGCAGCTGCTGGCCCGCAAGGGGATCGATGCGGTCAAGCGCCGCTATCCGCCGCAGGTGCGCGACAAGACGGCGCTGGTGGCGATGGAGGCGGTGAACGCCGACTTCCACAAGTTCGACGTCTTCGTGCGCTGGCCTGCGCCGCGCGGCGAAGAGCCTGCGATCCTGCGCCCGCAGATGGTCGCGTTCCAGGACATTCATTCGGGGCGGATCGTGGCCTGGCGGGTGGATGTCAGCCCGAATTCCACGGCCGTCATGCTGGCCGCTGGCGATATGATCGAGACTTACGGCATCCCCGAGCGGGTGGTGATGGACAACGGGCGAGAGTTTGCCGCCAAGGCGATCAGCGGCGGGGTATCGACCCGGTTCCGGTTCAAGGTCAAGGAGGATGATATCCCCGGCCTGCTGGTGTCGCTGGGCTGCCAGGTCCACTGGGCCACCCCCTACAGCGGGCAATCCAAGCCGGTTGAACGGGCGTTCCGCGACATGTGTTCCAGCATTTCCAAGGACCCGCGCTTTGCCGGGGCCTATACCGGCAACCGCCCCGATGCGAAGCCGGAGAACTACGGCAGCACGGCCATTGATCTGGACCGGTTCCTGGCCGTGCTGGCCGAAGGGATTGAAGAGCATAACACCCGGCAGGGGCGGCGGTCGGAAGTGGCCTGGGGCCGGTCGTTCGCCGAGGTGTTCGACGAAAGCTATGCCAGCGCGCCGGTCAGGAAGGCGACCGAGGCGCAGCGGCGGCTGTGGCTGCTGGGGGCTGAAGGGCTGCGGGCCGACAGCAAGACCGGGGCTGTCTGGTTCCAGGGCAACGAGTTCTGGGCATCCTGGATGGGCGAGATTGTCGGCCAGCGGGTGATCGTGCGGTTTGACCCGGCGGCGTTCTGGGATGGCTTGCACATCTACGGGGCGGACAACGCCTATCTGGGGCATGCCCCGGTGCGCCAGAAGGCCGGGTTCTTTGATGCCGACGAGGCGCGCGCCCATGCCCGCGCCCGGCGCGACTGGATGAATGCCGAGAAAAAGGCGCTGGAGGCGCACCGCCGGTTCACCACCCGCGAGATCGGCACGATGCTGGACGATGCCGCCCCGCCCGCCGGGCCGGTGCCCGAATCGAAAGTGGTGCGCGGCACCTTCGGCAAGGGTCCGGCGCGGGCCGGGGCGGTGGCGGCCGAGCCGGTGCCCGACACCACGGCGCTGCAGGCCGGGATCGTGGCCGATCTGGCGGCCCGCCGCAGCGCCGCAGCACCCGCGCCCGAGGAACAGGCGCGCGACCGGTTCCGCCGTGCGCTGGAACTGGAGCGGCAGGACAGCCCGACCATCGAGCAGCAGCGCTGGCTGAGCGCCTATCAGGCAACCCCGGAATACCGGGCGGAGCGGATGCTTTGGGATGACCTGGGGGATGCGATTTTCGGGTGAGGGCAATGAAAAACCGCCGGGTGCGGGGGCACCACGGCGGCTGGTAACGGGCAGGTTTCACGTACCCCAAGCAAGGAGTGAATGATGACAGATACCCCAAGACTTTACAACAGCGTTGCGCCGCTGGCGAATGTGGCGCTGCTGCTGGGGCTGGCGACGCGGCTGCAGGACCGCGCGCCTGGCCTGCCCGGCATGGGCACGTTCTACGGCCCGGCCGGGTGGGGCAAGACCACCGCAGGCATCTATGTGACCAACCGGCTGAACGCCTGCCATGTCGAGGCGCTGCCCTTTGGCGGCATCCGCAGCCTGCTGGCGATGATCGTGACCGAGCTTGGCCTGCGCCCGCTGCGGTCACTGGATGATCTGTTTGCTCAGGCCTCGGGCGAGCTGGCCCGCACCGCGCGCCCGCTGATCCTGGACGAGGCGGACCATCTGCTGTCGGCCCGGATGATCGAGACGATCCGGCGGCTGCATGATGTATCGGGCGCGCCGGTGATCCTGATGGGCGAGGAACTGCTGCCGCAGAAGCTGATGCAGTGGGAACGGGTGCACAGCCGGATGCTGAGCCGGGTTGCGGCCCAGCCCGCAACGCTGGACGATGTGAAACATCTGGCCCCGATCTATGCGCCCGGCATCGAGATTGACGATGCGCTGAAGGCAGCCCTGCTGGCCGCGTCAAAGCACAGCATCCGGCATGTTTCGACCAACCTTGCCAACCTGCGCGAGTTCGCGCAGCTGCGCGGCAAGACGCGCCTGACCATGGCCGACTGGGGCAAGACCGCCTTTCATTCTGCCGATGCGCCTGCCGCGCGGAGGTTCGCATGAGCCTGGCCGTGACCCGCAAGAACCGCGATTCGGTGGCCGAGGCGGCCTGGGCACTGGCGCTGCGCCTGCCGTCGTTCGGCTATGCCGAGATTGCGGCCGAGATGAAGATCAGCATCGACCAGGCCACGAAGATCGTTCGCGGCTGGGATGGCCAGGGCGCGCTGGAGTTGCTGCAATCCGGCGCTGGCCTGCGCAAGCTGTGGAAGGTGAAGCCCGGATGTGACCGCCCCGCCCCGCCCGCGCCACAGGGCCGCACCGCCGAGGAAAACCTGTGGACCTCGATGCGCGGGCTGCGCATCTTTACCCCAACCGACCTGGCCGCCCATTCCAGCACCGATCTGGTCATTGTCCTCAAGGCGGATGCCCATGCCTATTGCCGGCTGCTGCTGGCGGGCGGCTATCTGAAGGTGGAGCGCAAGGCGGCCCCTGCCCGGGCGCAGGAGGCGATCTATCGGCTGATCCGCAATACCGGGCCGCGCCCGCCTCGTGCCGTGCGCGTCAGCGCCGTGGTGGATGACAACACCGATATGGTCACCCTGCTGGGAGACCAGTCATGACCCGGACACCGCTGGACGTGGCCCGCGCGGCCTGGGGCGAGGCCCTGCCGGACTGGATCGAGGCGCTGGCGATCGAATGCGCCAAGGCCAGCCAGAACAGGGTGGCCGAGCGGCTGGGCCGGTCTGCCGCGATGATCAGCCAGATCCTGCGCGCCAAGTATCCCGGCGATCTGGCCGGGTTTGAAGAGCGGTTCCGGGGCGTGTTCCAGGCGCAGGCGCTGGACTGCCCGGAGCTGGGGCTGATCCCCAGCAACGAATGCCAGGACTGGCGGGTGAAGGGGCGCGTCTTTGCCGCCGGAAACCCGCTGCGGACCCGGATGTTCCGGGCCTGCGCGGCCTGCCCCAGAAACAGGAGCGAGGGATGACGACAGCAGCAGAACGGGCAGGCCAGGAACCCTGGACCGAGGCGCGGATGATCGAACTGGCGGCGCGGGCCCTCGGCAAGGTCGATGTGCTGGGCCTGCGGGGTGTCACCCTGTGCAGCGCCAATGAGATTGCCGCAATGGGGGGGTTCTGGCGCTGCTGGGCCTGCCCGCCATCCCGCCCGGCACCCCGGTGCCGGACGCCTTTACAGAGACCTTCAAGGGAGTTTTGAAGCCATGACAGAGTTGAATTTCACGCCCGTGCCGGATGGCCGGGTCGAGGTGGGCGGCAAGGTCTATATGGCCACCGCCAAGGGCGGGTTGCAGCCCGTCGAGACGATCAAGCCGCAGCACCTGCTGGAAGACGAGGTGGTGCGCAAGATCGTGGGCTACAGCCTGGCGCTGAGCGACCAGGTGGCGCGGTTCAAGGCCCATACCTTTGACGACATCAGCGGGTTCGAGGCGCTGCTGGAGCAGGAATACGGCGCAAAGGTGGGCGGGCCGAAGGGCAACAAGACCCTGCAAAGCTATGACGGGCGGATGAAGGTGCAGGTGCAGGTCGCCGACCGCATCGACTTCGGCCCCGAGTTGCAGGTGGCGAAAAGCCTGCTGGATGAATGCCTGACCGAATGGGCGGCGGATTCGGGTCCCGAAATCCGCACCATCGTGACGCGGGCCTTCAACACCGACAAGGCGGGCCAGATCAACCGGTCCGAGATTTTCATGCTGCTGGGGCTGGACATCAAGGACGAGCGCTGGATGCGCGCCATGGCCGCGATCCGCGACGCGATCCGCGTGGTTGGGTCGCGGACCTATGTGCGGGTGTTCATGCGTGATGCGCCCGATGCCGCCTGGCAGGCGGTCAGCATCGATCTGTCGAAGGCGTGAGGGGGATGGTGATGGCCCTGACCCATGCGCAGCAGTGCCAGCTGACAGAGGCGGAACAGCTGGTGGGCGACGCCTTTGCCCGCCTGCAGCCCGAGGCGATTGCCGAGATCACGGCGCGCGTCCTGACCAGCCGCTTCGGCCCGGCCCGGACCGAGCGCGTGGGCGAGCTGATCGCCCGCGCGGGGCATATGGCGGCAAGGGGGGTGTGATGGCAGCTGAAAAGATGCCCAGCGTCCTGAAACCGGAAGATTTCCGGGACGGGCACGAACAAGCCTTCACTGCCGCCGGATCGGTGTTGACGCCGGAAACGGCGGTGCAGTTCCGGGCGCTGATAGAGGAAGCACTTTCCGGTCGATTGTCCTTCCGGGACCTAAAAGATAGCGCAACAGCAATGCTCGCGCCTGTGCCTGGGACGACAGCCCCGCAGGGACGCGGTCAATGCTAGCCCTGCCAGCCGCCAGGTTCACGGCCACGACGGTGCTGCAATACGCGAAGCGTTCAAACAGGACGCGCCAAGCCCCTGCGGGCAGCGCATCCCAGGCGGCAAAGCTGTCCTCTTCGGCCATCTGTTCCAACGCCCCGTCCGCGCTGTCATCGAAAACGGTGGAGTATGGAGTCGCCCTGATCGCATCCATCCGGCCGGTGAAGAGCGGATGGAAGGTGAAGAAGGCTTTCATCACCTGTTCGGGCGACAAGGCTTCGGTCCGCTGGGCCGCAAGCGCCTCCGGTGAAAGGTGCTGTTCGCAATACCAAAGCCAGGTTTTTGACCGATCCATCATACCCCACACCCTGAGTCGCCGCATCGAGGATACACACCCCGGATGGGGCGAGTCCCACGGCGAGTGCGTCCGGGATGGGCTGCGGGGCGAGGATTCCGATGGCTGAAACCACCATCGAATGGGCGGACTTCACGTTCAACCCATGGACGGGCGCGAGTGGAACGATGTCCCCATCACGAAAGGACCATGAGGTGAAGAACAAGCTGAGTGATCTGAACGACCATCTGTTTGCCCAGATGGAACGGCTGGGCGTGGAAGGCATCACGCCGGAGCAGCTGGAGATCGAGGTGAAGCGGGCCGAGGCGATGGTCAAGGTTGCCGACCAGATCAGCAGCAACGCGGATCTGCAACTGCGGGCCGCGCGGCTGTTCGCCGACCATGGGGCGGTCGTTCTGCCGATGCTGCCGCAGATCGGCGGCAAGACCCAGGCAGGCTGATCATGAAGCGCAGGCTGATTGGCTGGCTGGACGAAGAGCTTGCCTGGCTCGAGGCGAACCGGACCCGCCCGCGAGCCGAACTGCACTCGGCTTTCTGCTTGCGCTTCGGCCGCAAGGATGTGTCGCAGGAAACCCTGCGTTCTCTTTGCAAGCGCAAGGGCTGGCTGACGGGCCGGACGGGCCGCTTTCCGCCCGGAAGTGTGCCAGCGATCAAGGGAAAGCGCATGCCGTTCAACCCGAACAGTGCGGCAACGCAGTTCAGGAAGGGCCAGCGCCCGCACACGGCAAAGGATGTGGGGCACGAGAGCATCGACAAGGACGGGTATGTCCGCGTCTGTGTTGCCGAGCCGAACCCATACACCGGTGCACCCACCTTCATGGCTTTCAAGCACCGCTGGCTTTGGGAACAGAAGCACGGGCCGGTGCCCGAAGGCTGTGCGCTGAAGTGCCTGGACGGCAACAAGCGGAACACGGACCCGGCCAACTGGGAAGCGGTGCCGCGCGAACTGCTGCCCCGGCTGAACGGGCGCTTCGGGCGCGGCTATGACGCCGCGCCAGCCGAGATCAAGCCGGTGATCATGGCCACGGCGAAGCTGGAATACGCGGCAAGGGTGCTGCGGAACGGGGGCCGGAATGGCTGAGCGCGCGCTTCAGAAGCTGATCCATGTCGGGTGCCGCGAGCTTGGCATCGACGAAGATACGCGGCGGGACCTGCAGTTGCAGATCACCGGCAAGCCCAGCCTGGCAGCGATGACCGAGCCGGAGATGGAACGAGTGGTGGCGGCGCTGCGGGCGCGGGGGTTCCGCCCGTCGCCCGGTGCCGCGCCGCGCCGCAAGGCGGCAGAGCGGGGCGATGTGCGGTTCGCGCATGTGCTGTGGGGCAAGCTGTTCCGCGCCGGGGCGGTCGAGAAAGCCGGGGCGGCGGGGCTGAACGCCTTCATCCGCGCCCGGTTTGAACGTGCCTGGGAGGCTGCCCCCATCGACATCGATGCAATGCGCGACTGGCGGCAGATCGCCACGGTGATCGAGGCGCTGAAGGCGATGTGCGCCCGCGCGGGGATCAGGCTGTGAAGCGCGCCCCGGTGCATGTCACTGATCATGCCGTACTGCGCTATCTGGAGCGGCTGCATGGCCTGGACATCGAGGCGGTGCGGGCCGAGATTGCCAGCACGGTCTGGCGCGCGGCGCTGGCCGGGGCAACGGGTGTGCGGCATGGCGGGCTGATCTACCGGCTGCAGGACGGGGTGGTGGTGACCGTGACCCCGCTGTCGCACGAGCCTTTGCCGGGGCGCAGCGGCGAGCCGGAAGACGAGGACGGCCCGCCGCGCACCGCCCGGATGACCCGGCGCGAACGGGCGCGGCTGAAGGGGGTCAAGACCCGCAAATTCAGTCAGAGCCGCGTCGACGCGCGTCTGCCGTCCGGCGTGCTGGCGCGGGTGCTGGGTGGGGACGGGGACGATCCGGCATGACGCAGCCCTGGCCGGATGACTTGCCCCGCAAAGTGCCGCTGACCCGTCGCAGGCGAGCGCAATTGAAGCGCTATATCGAGGCCTTCCGCACCCGTGAGGAGCAGATGACTGCAGCAGACCGCGCTTTGGAAGAGGAGTTGGATCGCGACTGCAGCTCTTGGGAAGAGTTGCCATGATCACGCCCTGGCCGTTCGGGGGGCTGATGCCCATGCGCTACGGGGCCATTCTGGCAGACCCGCCCTGGGCCGATGACATGCGGTCCGACAAGGGCCATGGCAAAAGCCCCGAGGCGCATTACAGCACCCTGTCGCCCGGGGCGATCAAGGCGCTGCCGGTGGGTCAGCTGGCCGGGCCGGATTGCCTGCTGTTCCTGTGGTCGACCTTCCCGCACCTGCCGCTGGCGCTGGAGGTGATGCAGGCCTGGGGGTTCACCTACAAGACGGGCGGGTCATGGATCAAACGGTCTGCCGGTGGCGGGCTGGCCTTTGGCACCGGATACATCCTGCGCAGCGCGGCCGAGGTGTTTCTGATCGGCACCATTGGCCGGCCGCACTACCGGTCGCGGTCGGTGCGCAACGTGATCCACGCGCTGCGGCGCGAGCACAGCCGCAAGCCGGACGAGGCGCGCCAGATGATCGACCTGCTGCTGCCGGGTGTGGAGGCCTGCGAGTTGTTCGCGCGGGAGCCGTGGCCGAGGCGGGATGTCTGGGGCAACCAGACGGACAAATTCGCAGGCATGGCATGACCCTGTTCCGTGGCCTTGCCGGGCAGATCGAAGAGGCGATCGGGCGCGAGGCGACTGCCACGCTGCTGGCCCGCTGGGGCGGCTGCCAGATCTCGGTGCCGGTCAAGGCCGAAGGATCGGCGCTGGCCGGAGTGATCGGTGTCGGGGCTGCCACGCAGCTGATCGCGGTGTTCGGCCATGGCAAGATGACGCTGCCCTGCGCCGATGCGCGGGGCATGAAGCGGCGGCGGGCCGAGGCGATCCGGATGCTCCGCGCCGGGCACTCGCTGCAGGAGGTGGCGCTGGCCTGTGATCTGCACACGCGCACCGTGTCGATGTACCGGGCACATATCGAGGACGAGGCCGGATCACGGCAGGGCATGCTGCCCCTTTGACAGAGGCACCGCCGATGTGCCAGCCTCTGGGCAGGTGCTGATCACAGCGCCGCCTTGCACCCCCCGAAACCTTTCAAGGTCACATCCGTCCCCCTGATTTGCGAAGGTCATCCGGTATCCACCGGGGATTGTTCATGCGCATATCAGAGCCGGGCCTTGCCATGCTTGAAGCCGAAGAGGGCGTGGTTCTGCGCGCCTATCGCTGCCCGGCCGGGGTCTGGACCATCGGGGCCGGGCTGACGGCGGCCTCGGGCGTGGTGAAGCCTGGCCCCGGCATAGTGATCACGCCGGAGGCTGCCAAGGACCTGCTGGCCAAGGCGCTGGAGAGAAACTACGAACCCGCCGTGGACCGCGCCATGCAGCCGGGTCTTCCGGTGGCGCATGAATTCGACGCCGGGGTGATGTTCCATTTCAACACCGGGGCCATCGGGCGGGCCAGCTGGGTCAAGGCCTGGATCGCGGACAATGCCGGTGCCGCCCGCAAGGGGCTTGCCGCCTGGACCAAGGGCGGGGGCAAGGTGCTGCCCGGTCTGGTCAAGCGCCGGGCGCGGGAGGCGGACCTGCTGCTGAAGGGGGTTTACCTGCCCGTTAAAGCGGCCCCGCAAGCCGTGCAGCCGAATGGCCGCGCCCGCATTGCCCTGCCGCTGTCGGCGGCGGAATTCAGCGCGGCGCGCGCGGCGCTGGCCGGGCTGGGCTATGCCGTGGGCACCGATCCGATCCGGATCACCGCGCAGGCGGTGCGGGCATTCCAGGCCGATCATGATCTGACGGTGGATGGCATTCTGGGCCGGGCCACCCTGTCCACCCTGCAGCGGCGCATCGATGCGCGGCGCAAGGCCGTTGTTGCGGCGCCGGCAGTGGTGGGCAGCACGGCGGGAGCGGCCAGCAGCACGGCGGGAGCGGCCAGCGGGCAGACTGATGCGCTGGCAAACCTGCCCTGGGCCGGGGCGGCCCTGCTGGGGCTGGCGCTGATCTGGGCCGCATGGCTTGCCTTCACCTACCGTGATGTCATTGCCGCCACGGTGCAGCGCCCGCTGCCGCGTCTGGCCCGTGTATTGAGGAGTTTCTGATGTCTGCCCTGATTGCCCTTGCCGCCCAGGTGGGCGCGCCCTTTGTCGAAAAGGTCCTGTCGCAGAAGCTGGGCAAGGCCGGTGGTGCGCTGGCCGGTGATGTGATCCGCACCATTGCCGATCTGGCCGGGGTTGCGCCCGAGGCGCTGGACGGGTTTGCCGCCAAGCACCCCGATGTGGTGCGCCAGGCGATCACCGATACCGAGGCCCTGGCCCCGGAGATCATCGCGCTGCACACGGCAGAGCTTGATGCCAGGCAGGCCATCTTTGACGCGGAGCGGGCCGAGCCGGTCTGGGTGCGGGCCTGGCGGCCGCTGGGCATGTACGGGCTGGGCGTGCTGTGGTTCTGGAACGTGATCTTCCTGCATGTGGCGAATGCCTGGTGGAAGATCGCCCTGCCGCCGATGCCGTTCGAGCATCTGATGGGGATCAGCGCGCTTTACATGTCGCTCTACATGGGCGGGCACACGGTCAAGGATGTGGCTGCCAAGTGGATCGGCAAATGAGCGGGGATGTGCTGAACATCAGCCCGCTGGTCGCCTGGGTGGTGGCCCTGAACATGCTGCTGACCTTTGCGCTGACGATCTGGAACCTGATGGCCTCGGGCAGCCGGGCCAATGCGAAGCGGCTGGATGCCCATGCGGATCAGCTGCAGCAGCACGAGGCCCGGATCAGCACGGTGGAGCAGGGGCAGGAATCGCTGCCGTCGCTGCAGAACATACATTCGCTGGAACTGGCGATCGTGCGGCTTGAAGGCGAGATCAAGTCGGTGTCCCAGGTCATGGCCGGAAACGTCGCCATCATGGAGCGGCTGGAAAGTGTTGTCGCGCGGCATGACGCGCATCTGCTGGAGGCAGGCAAGCGATGAGCGACTATGGCGATCTGGTCCGCAAACACCGCCGCCTTGCCATCCTGCGCCATCTGGAAGCCTGCGCGGAGTATACCAGCAACGGGTCGATCCTGCAGTCGGTGCTGATCGGCGTGGGTGTGCCATCGACCCGCGATCAGGTGATCACCGAACTGGCCTGGCTGCGCGAACAGGGGTTCGTGACTTATGAGGACCGGGCGGAGTTCATCGTGGTGACCGCCACCGCGCGCGGCTGCGAACTGGCGCGCGGGCTGGCCACGCATCCCGAGGTCCAGCGCCCCGGCCCGAGGCGCTGATCATGCCCGCCCCCCGCAAGGTCGACCTGCTGCCGCCCGAGCTGAAGCGCTGGCTGGAAGCGGAACTGCGCACGCGCGGCTTTGCCGGCTACGAGGCGCTGGCCGAGGCGCTGAACTGGAAGCTGGAGGAAGAGGGGCTGGAGCTGCGCATCCAGAAATCGGCCCTGCATTCCTATGGGGCCGAGTATGCCGAGTTCGTGAAGGTGCAGGAGGCCGCCAGTGCCTGGGCCACCGAATGGATGTCCGAGGCCGGAATCGGCGACGAAGCCAAGCGGCACAACGTGCTGTTCCAGATGATCACCGCGCTGGCCTTCAAGGTGATGCAGGCGCAGATGACCAGGGCGGGCGACGAGATCGACCCCAGGGAACTGGGGTTCCTGGGCAAGATGATGAAGGACATCATGAGTTCCGCCGGTATCCGCGAGCAGCTGGTGGCGGCCGAGCGCAAGGCGCAGGCGGCAAAGCTGGATCAGGCGGTGGCGGCAGGCGAGGTGAGTGCCGATTTCCGGGCCGAGGCCAGCCGTATTCTGGGGCTGACGTGATGAGCGAGAAGGTCGGACTGGGCCATTGGCAGATGACGTCGGCTGCGCCGGGGACGGTACCGGGTCTGCCAGTCGCGGGTTACAAGCCGCAAAGCGCAGAGGCCCTCGCCCAGGTTAACCGCAACAAGGAACAGGAGGAGCGCATTCTCCGCCTTCTCGACGGCGCAGCGACGGACCCGGAGACGGACAAGCGTTGGCTTGCCCTTGCCCGCACTCAAATCGAGCAGGGCTTTATGGCCCTGAACAGGGCGGTATTCAAGCCTGGCCGCGTGGTGCTGCCCGAAGACGGGGATTGACGCAACATGACCGCAACCCCGGCACAGGTGGCGAATGATCTTGCGCTGCAGGCGGCTTACCTTGCAAAGCGCGACCATGACGTTGCGCAGCTTTGCCGGGATTCGGCACGGGTGATCCGGGCGATGATTGCCGGGCAGCCGGTGGACGGGCGGACGCTGCGCGGTGTCAGGACCCGGCTGCAGGGCTACAATTCCCGGCCACGCGTATCGTTGCCATCGCAGATCGACAAGTCGCTGGAACGTGCGCTGAAGACCCTGAACGCCATGACCGAGGGTCAGCAGTGAGCACCCTTGCCCCGGACAGCCCGCTGATCCGCTTCCTGCCCTATCAGCGGGCCTGGATCGCCGATCAGTCGCGGTTCAAGATCGGGATGATGACGCGGCGCGGCGGCAAGACCTTTGCCTCGATGGGCGAGGTGGCGGCGGATTGCACGGCGGCCGAGGCCGAGGGGCGCAAGACGCGCTGGACGATCCTGTCGCGGTCGGAAGGCACGGCGAAAGAGGCCCTTGAAGACGCCTTGAAGCCGATGGTCCGGGCCTATTACGAGGTGCTGCGGGGTCTTGCCCGGAAGCAGGAACCGGTGTTCGAAGAGGGCGAGTTCAAGGTGCCTGCCCACCGCGAAGAGGTGACGGCGGGCGGGCAGACCACAGTCATCGATGTGCCCGAGGCCAGCTACAAGACGCAGGAAGTGCGCTTTCCCGGTGGCAGCCGGGCCATTGCGCTTTCGGCCAGCCCCGATGCGGCGCGCGGCTTTGGCGGCAACCTGCTGCTGGACGAGTTTGCCTTCCACAGGGACAGCCGCCGCATCTGGGCCAGCGCCTTTCCGGTGGTGGCGCGCGGCGGGCACAAGCTGCGCGTGATCAGCACCCCGAACGGCAAGGGCAACAAGTTCTACGAGCTGATGACGGCGGAAGGCGACACCTGGTCGCGCCATGTGACCGACATCTATCAGGCGGTGGCGCAGGGGCTGGACGTCAACATTGCCGAGCTGCGGGCGGCGCTGGCCGACGAGGATGCCTGGGCGCAGGAATTCGAACTGAAGTGGCTGGATGCCGCCAGCGCCTGGCTGGATTACGACCTGATCAGCGGCTGCGAACACCCTGCCGCCGGGCTGCCGGGGCTGTATCAGGGTGGCCCGTGCTTTTCCGGCGAGGATATCGCGGCGCGCAATGACCTGTTCGTGCTGCCGGTGTTCGAACAGGTCGGCGATGTGCTGTGGCTGCGCGAGATGGTGGTGCGCCGCCGGATCAGCTTTGCCGAGCAGGACGCGATCCGGGCAGAGATGTTCCGCAAATACCGGATCGTGCGGCACCGGATGGACCAGACCGGCATGGGCGAAAAGCCGGTCGAAGACGCGCAGCGCCGCCATGGCACCGACCGGGTGGAAGGCGTGCTGTTCACCGGGCCGAACCGGCTGGATCTCGCCACCCATCTGAAAGAGGCGATGCAGGACCGCCGGGCGCGCCTGCCCGCCGGGGACGTGGTGCTGCGCGCCGATCTGCACGCGATCCAGTCCAGCGTGGGGCCGACCGGGGTGCGCCGCCTGGTGGCGGACGGGGAGACCGACGGGCACGCCGACCGGTTCTGGGCCATTGCGCTTGCGGTCAGCGGGGCGGCATCGGCGTACCAGCCCTATGACTACAGGCCGGTGCCGAAGGGCGGCGCGGAAAGCGACCCGTGGGGCGAAGCAGAGGCCAGTCCGCGCTTTGGCGGCCTTAGGGGAGTGTTCTGAACATGGCGAAGCTCTTGGATGCCTATGGCCGTCCTGTCGATCAGGCAAGGCTGACCCAGCCGCTGGCCGAGGCCTCGACCGTGGGGGTGCGGGCGGTGTGGGCACCCTCGGTCGCCTCGGGGCTGACGCCGCTGCGGCTGGCCGCGATCCTGCGGGCCTGCGACCAGGGCGACGTCGAGAACTTCATGCTGCTGGCCGAGGAAATGGAAGAGCGCGACCCGCACTACCTGTCGGTGCTGGGCACGCGCAAACGCGCGATCAGCGGGATCATGCCGCAGGTGGAGGCCGCCAGCGAAGACGCGGCGGACCAGGCGATTGCCGAGGCGGTGCGCGAGGAGATCGCGGAACATGACGGGTTCCCGGACCTGGTCGAGGACTTGCTGGATGCGCTGGGCAAAGGCTTCGCTGTGGTCGAGATCGACTGGCGGCGCACGGCCAGGCGCTGGACACCGGAGGCGTTTGTGCACCGCGACCAGCGGTTCTTCACCTTTGACCGGGCACGGCGGACCGAGATCAGGCTGCGCGATGTGGCCGCCCCGGTCGAGGGCGAGCCGCTGGAGCCGTTCAAGTTCATCACCCACCGTTCCCGGATGAAATCCGGCCTGACCTATCGCGGCGGGCTGGCGCGCGTTGTGGCCTTCGGCTGGATGTGCAAGGCCTATACCTTCAAGGACTGGATGTCCTTCATCGAAACCTACGGCCTGCCGCTGCGCATCGGGCGCTACGGGCCGGAGGCGACGAAGGACGATGTGGCCAAGCTTTACCAGGCGGTGGCGAACATCGGCACCGACGCGGCGGCGGTGTTGCCGAAATCCATGGAAATCACCTTCGAAAAGGGTCTGTCCCTGTCGGGGCCGGAGAGGATTTTCGAGACCTTTGCGCGCTACATCGACGAGCAGATCAGCAAGGCGGTGCTGGGCCAGACCATGACGGCCGATTCCGGGTCCAGCCAGGCGCAGGCCACGGTGCACAACGAGGTGCGCCATGACATCGCCGCCAGCGACGCGCGGGCGGTGGCCGGGGCGATCAACCGGGACCTGGTGCGCGCCTATGTCGATCTGAACTTCGGGGTGCAGGAGGTTTACCCGCGTCTGACCCTGCCCGTGGCAGAACCGGAAGATATCAAGACGAAGATCGAAGGGGCGGCAAAGCTGATGGAGCGCGGGCTGCGGTTCAAGGCGACCGAGTTGCGCGGCAAGCTCGGCTTTTCCGACCCGGAACAGGGCGACGAGATCGTGGGGGGCGCGCCGGTGCCGCCCGCCGTGCCGCCCGCCGTGCCGCCCGGGGCGGCGAACCGTGCCAGGTCGCTGGCGCTGAACCGGGCGCAGGCGGAAGACCTGCTGACCGGGGTCGAAGAGGACATGCTTTCGGACTGGGAAGAGGTGGGCAGCGACATGGAAGCGGCGATTGCCGGGGCCATCGACGGGGCCGACAGCTATGAGGCGGTGCTGGAACGCCTGCCCGAGGCGCTGCGGCAGATGCCATCGGCCCTGCTGATCGACACGCTGGTGAAGGGCATGTTCAAGGCCCGCGCGGTGGGCGACGCGCAGGATGACTGAGCATCCGGACCGGCCGGGCTACAGCTTCAATCCCGGCCCGCCGCCGGAAGCCTCGCGGTTCCTGCGCAACAAGGGCCTGCGCCCGTCCTTTTCCTGGCGGGATGTGGAGCCGGAGGAACATGCGGTCGCCTTTGCCGTGGCCAAGGTGGCCGAGCTGGACCTGCTGGAGGCGATGCGGGGAGAGGTGCAGCGCGCTGGACGAGGGGCTGACCTTCGAGAGCTTCCAGAAAAGCTGGCGTGCCAACCCGCGCCTGGCCGGATGGTGGGGCCGCAAGGCGGTGGAGGACCCGCTGACGGGCGAGGTGGTGGAGGCGCAGCTGGGCAGCCCGCGCCGGCTGCGCACGATCTATGACGCCAACCTGCGGTCCGCCCGCGCTGCCGGGCAGTGGGAGCGGATCGAGCGGACGCAAGACGCGTTCCCGTTTCTGGAATACCGCCTGGGCCCTTCGGAACAGCACCGCCCGCACCACCAGGACAAGGCGGGCCTGATCCTGCCGGTGGGTGACCCGTTCTGGGACGAATGGATGCCGCCGAACGGCTGGGGCTGCAAATGCTGGGTGCGCCAGGTGACGAAAGCCGAGGCCGGGCGGCGCGGGGTTTCGGACGCGCCCAAGGTGCCCGACCGCAAATGGTACAACGAGCGCACCGGCGACACGGCTTTGGTGCCGCAGGGGATCGACCCCGGCTGGCAGCGCAACCCCGGCAAGCTGCGCCGCCAGGCGGCAGAGGGCCTGCTGCGCGACCGGCTGGAGGCGGCACCCGAGGCGGTGCGGCTGGCGGCTTTGAAGGACATTGCCGGGAGCTGGCAGGTGACCCGCATTCTGGAGGGCAGCAGCCGGGGTGTCGCGCCGGTTGCGATCATGCCGCCAGAGCTTCGCCCGGCGCTGGAGACGACAGAGTTCCTGGTTCAGGTGTCAGGGGAGATGGCGGACAAGCAGCTTCGCAAACACCCTGACCTGCTGAAGGACGATTACCTCCGGCTCGCTGAGCTGCTCGGCGCCGGGGAAGTGATCCGGCAGGGGGACCGTCACCTGGGCTTTCTGGAAAAGACCGAAGACAATGCCCTGCCCTGGATCGCGGTGGTCAAGGTGACGCAGGACCTGAACCAGCTGTTCCTGGTCAGCTTCTACCGCGCAGCATCCCGGCGGTTTGTCGAGCGGTTCCGCAAGCGCGGTGACGTGGTGAGGAAATAGCGGCTGGGAGGACGTCACTTCCCCCTCGGCTCATGTCCGGTTTGACGGGATACTTGGCTCAGCCGCAGGGGTAATCTAGGGGATGGCCCGGCAGAATTCAACTGCGGTGGCCGGGCAGACCTGCCCCCGGCCCCGGACTGGCCCGAAACCGCGCCGTTAAATACCCTTTAAAGGGCCTTGTCGGGCTGGCCCGGCCCGGCGTAGCCTGAAGACGGGATGGGCCTTCAGCGGCCCGCTGGTGAAGCCCCCCGAAACGCCCCTCCCCGCCCCGATGCCTGCCCCCGAAAGCGTTCAAGGGTGATCGGCTGTGCGCGGGCGGGCAGTGTGCCGGGCATGGTGACACATCCTCTTCCCTCTCTGCGGGGCCTTGCGCTCAATTTCGAAGGCGGTGCCGTGCCCGGCTGGGTGCAGCTGACGCCGCCCGGTCCGGTGATTGTCGGGCGCGACGGGCGCAGCTGGAAGCTGTCGGACCCGGCGGCGGTTGCCGCCGCCTTCGACCCTGCGAAAGAACCGCAGATCGATCTTGAACATTCCTCCCACATCGCCGCGCCGCTGGGCATGCCCGCCCCGGCAGTGGGTTGGATCAAGGAAATGAACGTCCGCGATGGTGCCCTGTGGGGCCGTGTCGAATGGACGGCGGAAGGCGAGGCGACCGTCACCTCGCGCGCCTACCGCTATCTGAGCCCGGTGTTGGCGGTCAACAGGAAGACAGGCGAAATCCTGCAGATCGTCAGCGCCGGGCTGACCAATTCCCCGAACCTTGAAATGGCGGCCCTGAACCGCGCAACCACGGAGACAGACATGGACAAGGCGGTCCTTGACGCCCTCGGCCTTGCGGCCACCTCCACTGCGGCGGATGCCGTGGTGGCGATCAATGCGCTGAAAAGCGAAAAGACCCTGGCGCTGAACCGCGCCGAGGCCCCGGACCCCGAGCGGTTCGTCCCCAAGGCCGACCACCTGCTGGCGCTGAACCGGATCACCGCGTTCGAGACCGAAGCCAGGGCCCGGCAGGAGGCCGCGATCACGGCCGCCGTCGATGCCGCCGTCACGGCGGGCAAGGTAGCGCCTGCGTCCAAGGACTACCACCTGGCCGCCTGCCGCCAGGAGGGCGGGCTGGAGCGGTTCACGGCGATGGTCGCGGCGTCGCCGGTGATCGCCGGGGCTTCGGGTCTGGACAGCAAGCAAGCTGAACACAAGGAGCTGGCGCTGAACGTCGAGCAGAGATCGGAAGAGCACA